TGCTGATTACAAGATTATGAAAGGTGCAGGCATAATGACACCGTTCTATTCTAAAGAGGCACGAGCAAAACGCGAAGACAGCTATAAGGAGAGGGCATACACCAAGATTAAGGACGGATTGGCTTACTATTGGTCAGACGAGGTCAACGAGCAATACGACCAAGCCGAGGCGGACCATAAGGAGATTAAAAATCGCCTAGATGCAATTGATAACAATGACATGGGCTGGCAATCGAACGAAGAACGCGATGCGCTCAGAAATCAAGTTAAAGGCGATCCCAAGTACATCACCTATCTTATGTGGGAAAATTTAGCACAAGGCAGAACGAAATTTAGGGATGAAGTAAGCGCGTATATCAAGAGCAAGACACCGCAAGAGGCGGAAGAACACCGCCAGCGTGCCATTGCGATGAAACCTATTCTTGCAGAATGGGCCAACGCAAATACCCCCGAAGAGCGAGACGCCGCAAAAGCTAAGTGGAGAGAACTAACACAGAGGTAGAACTTATCAAACTAATATGCATGGAGCGAGTTATCTTTGCCCCATGCATATTTTACTTGATATATCATGGCAGAAGAAATAAAAATTAAATTGATACCGCTCAGTCGTATCCGACCGACCAATAGCGAAGAGCTTGACACTGTGGCGCACAGTAAGAAGCACACCGCAGAGCGCAGAGCGTGGGACGTATTGCGAGAGGCAGAGCAGTACTGGCAGAACATGGATAAGTTCCGCCGCGACCGCGAGAGAGCCAAGCGATATTGCTTTGGCGACCAATGGCGCGACATTATCAGTGTTGACGGCAAGCGCATGAGCGAGGAGCAGTACATCAAGAGCCAAGGCAACGTACCGCTGAAGAATAACCTCATTCGCAGATTGGTACGTAACGTACTAGGTGTGTACCGAGGTCAATCGACCGAGCCGACATGTACGGCCCGTGACCGCAAAGAACAGAATTACGGTGAGACGATGTCGACCGTCCTTCAATATAATATGCAGCTCAACCGTGCCAAGGAACTCAACGCCCGAAGCATGGAAGAGTTTCTTATCAGTGGCTTGGTTGTGCAGCGCAAATGGTATGGCTGGCGTAACAATAAGATGGAATGTTGGACAGACTATGTGCAGCCCAACAACTTCTTTATCGACAGTAATATGCGCGACTTCCGAGGATGGGATGTTAGTTGCGTGGGCGAAATCCACGATGTATCATTCAATGCCTTGGCTGAGCAGTTTGCCAAAGACGAAAGCGATTACCAACGCCTTGCCGAGATATACCGCAACGCACGCGACAGCGAGCTATTCGCAAACGCATGGCACCGTTTTGGTTACGATGATTTACAGACGTACGACTTCTTTGTACCATTCGATACAACGCGTTGCCGCGTAATCGAGGTGTGGCGCAAGGAGAGCAAGCCACGTTACCGTTGCCACGACTACAATACCGGTGACTTCTACAAGATTGAAATCGAAGACTACGACCAAATGGTCCAAGCCGAGAACCAAGACCGATTAATGCGTGGCACCTCACTAGGTATGAGTCCGGACGATATTCCGCTTATCCAAGCCGAATGGTTTATGGATAACTACTGGTACTACTATTACCTGTCTCCGTTTGGTGACATCCTAGCCGAGGGCGAGACACCATACCAACATGGCAGCCACCCCTACGTATTCAAGCCGTTCCCATTCATTGACGGTGAGATACATAGTTTCGTCAGTGACGTTATCGACCAACAACGCTATACCAACCGACTAATCACAATGTACGATTGGATAATGCGTGCGAGTGCCAAAGGTGTGTTATTGTTCCCCGAAGAGTGTTTGCCCGATGGCTACAACATGGAGGACATTGCCGATGAATGGTCTCGCTTCAATGGTGTCATCATGATGAAGACCAAGAACACCGCAGCGTTACCTCAACAGATAGCTAACAACTCTACCAATATCGGCATTGCCGAACTGCTCAACATTCAACTCAAACTGTTCGAGGACATCTCAGGTGTGAATGGTGCGTTGCAAGGCAAGCCCGGCTACTCAGGTATCAGTGCCGCACTATATAGCCAACAGACGCAGAACGCCACAACGTCATTGCTTGACTTGCTTGATTGTTACTCGCAATTCCTTATTGACGCAGCATACAAGGATGTCAAGAACATTCAACAGTTCTACGATGTTGAGCGCATTGTCGAGATAGCAGGAGAAGCCGGTATCTCAGCGATGAAGGACCCGCAGAAGATTCAAGACATTGAGTTCGATTTGTCGATCGTTGAAAGCACAAGCACACCGACATATCGAGCTATGACCAACGACTTATTGCTCGAGATATGGCGTTCAGGTCAAATATCCTTGCAACAAATGTTGGAAGTTGGTAGCTTCCCATTCGCAGACGCTTTGCTCCAGTCATTACAATCTCAGGAGCAACAAATTGAGAAAGGCCAAGCACCACAAGGCATATCGCCCGAGCTTATGCAACAGGCACAACAAGGCGCAAATATGCAGGCAGTCCAACAAGGATATAACGCTATTACAGGCAGAACAGGAGGACAAGCAGCATAAGAATCTCTTTTGTTTAATTTGTGAATTGCGACTAAGGGGCAACCGTGATGGCTGCCCCTTAGTTGTGTAATAGCTTGTTATGTAGATGTTAGAAAGTTGCTTCGCTAATAGTATGCGAGTGTGCGCGTTGATGCAGCAGGCGGTTGGGTACAATACTGGGCATATCCATTTCACGATAGCAGATATGCAACCCGATAGCGCGTGTCATCAACAAGTCATCATGTTTACCAACGATAGCACCGAAGGAACCGTTTTGGCGGCGTTCGTATGTGTTGTACTCATCACAGCAGCGTACATCCCGTTCGACATACGCACCTTCGCGTATCACCTTAGTAAGAGTAGATATAATCATTGGCTTGGTAGCCACGTTTGTGTGGAAGCCATATTTACGAGGCTGGCTTGTTCTAATATCCTCCTCAGATTGTTTGCGAGCATATAGGTTAGGATATACATCCTTTATAAGGTTCAGTATGAATAGTGATTGGTCACCATCGACTTGACGCTCACGGTCATGTGTCTCCAATGTATTACTCTCAATAACCAACAGCGCATTATCATATAGCGATGCAATCTGGGCGGCCTTCCATGCCAAGATGTCAATATCTATGTGACCGTACCATTGAGCGACAACCGAAGGCTTGCCGCCATCAACCATAAACAGACGGTCAAAGACAACTATCACGGACCAGTCAGCTGAGTTTGAACGTCCGCCAATATCGACAACAACCAGGTAACGGTTGGTAACATGGTCAGGCTCATTAGGCAGGTTAGGTTCAGGCATGGACCATATCCAAAACATACCTTGCTTATCAACATGGAAGCGCACATCCTTGAGCGCATCCTCTCCATCATCCCCACGAGCATAGACGTCACCGACATACAGAGGTGGGCGGCACGAGTGACGCAGTGCATCGACTTGGTCTCGGTCAAAGATGATAGCACCTGAGTTTACGAAGGCCTCAAGGTCATCCGATGGATACTCCGAAGCCATAACAGCGTGCGAGTTCTTACCGCTACGCTCAATGATATACCAGTGAATAGCCTCGAGAGTAGCACCGCGAGTAAACAGCGACCACAGATATTTGCCGCACTCCTCACGGTCCGAACTTACATTTTCAGACAGACGGTTGGCAAATAGTTGCTCCGCGAACTCATGGCGTTCCGCGTCATTCTTGAAAGGTATAGAGTAATCGTCAATATCGTACCACGATATGAACAGAGGCTTAAAATTTGATTTACCACGTTTGGCACTGTCATACTCCGTTTGGAAGAAGTTGCCCGTGCCATTGGCTGTACTCTCATAGACAATCATGGTATATGGCTTATATAAGATACCTGAGCAGGCAGAGCGCACAATATCTTCAGGCGACTTGCCGTCAGTCTTTTTCCAGATACCTACCTCCGAGAGATGCACAAGGTTGTAATCACCGCCACGACATGAATCAGGACGTTCGGCAGTACCAATCTTAATCTTGCAATTCCGTTGCGGTACGCGATGGATAGAGCCTGACTTACCGACACCTACGAGTTTGGCCTCATTGTCATTGTAGGCATCACCCATGCGATGCAACATCTCTATCGGATACTGTCCAATCATACGGTCAAACATATCCTTGATTTCATCCGAACCCGAAGATTGGTGTGCAATGATAAGCGAGTTCAGGCCGACCTTATGTATCAGTTGTAGCCACGCCATATATATCTGAGACGTAGTAGAGCCGCCCCATTGACGTGCTTTAAGCAGTATCAAACGTATTGGCTCATTGGCACAGCGTAACTCTTCGAGCTTTGCCACGAACTTACGTTGTGGACGAGTAAGACGGAATAGAATGTCATCACCGCCACCTTTCTTTTTGATGTAGACCAACGATGCAGCCCAGAAGGGGAAGTCATGTTTGTATCGTATGCGCACGAACTGGTCTATTATTTTGAGGCGGTCAGAAGGGTTGCCATAATCGTCAGGATATAACTTGGTTTGTTGCGAGATGAATTCTCGAATAGAGCCTGCCGCGATTATCGCCTTGACAAGTTTATTCTTGAGCATAGCAACGGGCAGCCATTGTTCCTTCAGTGGGAAGTCCTCAATAACTACTTTCTTGCGTTCACCCACAGAACCAAATCCTGTGATTGGGTTGAATGGCTTGTTGTTCTCAGCCATCCTCCGCGCATCCTCCTTTAGTATGTCATTTACTGTCTTAATCATAGTGAAAGTCAGTCCGTCACGCTAACGCCATATCAACATCCTACGCATGTGATTGCGGGACCATTCTTTTTTGGCCTCGTTGATGATTGTCTTAGCCGAGCCAGAAGACAGATAGAACCTTGGCGCAGGTTGAGCTATCACTTGGTCGACAATATCAACGAGTGGCATATCCGGATATTGCTCATGCATAACCATTGTGCGATTGTATATCTCAACGAACATATCACGCTTATTGGGGCGCATGGTAGACAGATTGTCTTTGCCGGTGAGTATGGCAATGACAACTGAGTAGGCACGTTGACGGCTAATGTAGAAACGGCTAGCCGGCATGTTCACAATCTCATCCAACGCTTTTGCCTTTTCGATTAAACGGCAATTAGAAATGTATGTGCGATAGGCACGCAACAGGTCCGACTTGCGTTGGTCAGCGTATTCGGAAGTGCAACCGTAGGGCTTCATTAAGGACTATATTTTTAAGTTGTTGTACCTACACAAAAATACTCAATTCGCTCGGTACAACTTATCGCAAAAGTGCAAGTTCAACGGCCTATATTTGTTGCAGAATTCTAACATTAAAGCTTAATATTGATATATGGCTGAAACTCAACAACCTAAAAGTAATCGCGACCGACTACTCGAACGCATGAAAGGCAAGTACCCGGACAAGTCTTTCGATGATGACGAGGCTTTGTCGGGCCAAATTAATGACGATTACGACGATTACGACCGAAGAATTTCGGAAGGACAAGAGCGTGAGAAAGCCTTCTCCGACTTGTTCACGAGTAATCCGAAGTCCGGGCGGCTTATGATGGATTGGAAGGACGGTGTGGACCCTGCGGTCAACCTCGTGCGCCTTTATGGCACTGACATCAAAGACGCCATTGACGATCCGGATAAACAAGAAGAAATTGCCGCAGCGAACAAGGAGTACATGGAGCGCGTAGCTAAGGAGAAGGACTACGAGGAAGAGTACCAGAAGAACCTGGAACAATTACCTGACGTCCTCAACGCAGCGCAAGAGAAGTTCAACGCCAGCGATGACGAGATTGACAAGGCGATGGAGCTCATCATGAATCTTGCCAAATCAGCAATGCTAGGCAAGTTCGAAGAGTCCACAATCGAGATGGCACTCAAAGCAATCCGACATGACGGTGACGTGGCACAAGCGACCGAAGAGGCAGAAGTCCGCGGGCGCAACGCACGCATCGAGGAGAAACTTCGCAAGCCGAAGACCGGTGATGGCACCGCAGTCCTCGAAGGCAAGAACGGCTCACCGCGACAACCGCAAGGCCGCCGCAGAGGTGACATTTTCGATTTAGCTAGTCAAGCGTAATGGAAGGCGAAGTCGTTAAGCTCATCAACAATCCGCGCATCGAGCCTACTCAAGGTACAGCCGGACTAAGGACACAAGTCTATGGGGCATGTGCAACGGTGAGCAACGTAGCTAACGCGTCTGGCGGCATAACAGCGAAAGGACACATCCTTATCAGTGATACTAAATAACTCATTAATTAAAAAAATAATTGTAATATGGCAGAAACAGCAGAAACTGTAACCGTACAAAACGGTGCAGATGTTCAAACAGCCCCAGGCTCAGCCGGTGTACAATCGCAAGTACCCGGTGCTACTGCTACCGTTAGCAATGTCGCTAACGCAACAGACGGTATTGGTGGCGGCAACCTCATCGAGAGCGACATCGACGAGGAGCTTTTTAAGATTAAAGGTGACGACACACCTCTTACCCAATTGGCTCTCAAAGCGAAGAAAGTAAAGGTCAACTCACCCGTGATTGAACACTACATGATTGACGAACCTCGTTCATCAGTCACTACTACCGCAGCAATCGAGGCAGGCGAGCTTCAAGCTATCCTCCCCTTGAGCAACAGCGACCGTAAAATTCCCCAACCCTATGGCACATTGTTAGTCAAAGGCGTAGACGGTTACGCAGAAGACGGCAAGACCAAGACCGTAGGTAAAGACCTCATGCTCTTTGTCACAGGCAAAGACACTGTAACAGGCAACCCCGTAGTACACGCTATCAACGGTACTAAGCAAAACCCGACAGACGAGACTTGCGAAATGGTTGCAATCCCTGCCGGCACTACAATCGTGCTTTTGTCTAACGCACTCTACGAAACACAAAAGCAAGTAGCTCCCGACTTAATCATTCCGCAACCCACTAAGATTTACGCCCAAAAACGAGGCATGAATCAAGTTGTGTCTGACTACCTCGATGCAGTGAAGAAACGCATCCCCTACTCTAAGGCTCTTATCGCAGAGTCTGCAATCTGGAACTTCAAGGTAAAAGCCAACCGCACATTCTGGGCAGGCCGCAGCGGTAAGTTCACCGTTGATACCAAACTCGGTCCTCAAACAGTGTACACCACTGAGGGTATCCGTTGGCAGTTCCGCAAAGAGTTGCAACACTCAGGCAAGTGGACCATTGAACAACTTATCGCACTCACCAAGATGGCGTACACAGGTGAAGACGTGCCTAAGTCTGTCATCCTTCTTGCCGGTAAGAACTTCTTGGAGAACATCCAATGCATCGACTACAGTAAGCACCCCGAAATTCAAATCTCAATCACTACCAATGCAGTTGGCTGGAAAGTCACTAACCTCCACACTGTATTCGGTGACGTAGAAATCAAACACGAGCCGACACTCGACCGCCTCGGTTGGTCTAACTCAGGCGCACTCATTGCTCCCGACCGCTTGGTACACTACACTTACAGTGCAGAGCACAGCGACAAAGAACGCATCGAAGGCGAAGAGGCATCACGTGAAGCATTGCTCGTTTGGGATGCACTCGCACTCAAGGGCTCATGCCATATC